TTTAACGATGGAGTTTTTATTGTTTCTGGTTTTATCCAACAAGGTGGCTCTCATTATATGATGGTTATTGGAAAACCTATTGTAGACGAAACATCTTTTACTGTTAATACAGATACTGCAAAACTAAGCACATCTACTACTCTCGACATAGTTGATAGTGCTGACGTTAGAGTAGGGCAAACTGTGACTGGAGCTAATGTAGGAACTGGTAGGACTGTAGGCTCAATTAGTGCAGGAACTGAGGGTGTAAACGCAAGTCAAATAACATTAGCTGATAGTGCTTCTACTCAAGGAGCTGTAGGTAATGGAGTTGCTTTAACATTTACAACTTCTCCAGACGGAGCATCAACTTCAGTTAGAATAAAAGCTAAGAGGTCTACGGGAGATAGGTTATGCGCTCTTGGCGATGCGGCTAATAATAGTATAGACGTATGGTCTTTTAATAAAGCAAGCACTTCATCTAATACTGATGATGGATGGGGAAGTGCAGAGATAAGCACAGCTATGATTTCATCAGCTAGTGAACACGTTTCTACGTCTCAATTTATATTTACATTTTCTGATGAAGTATTGAGAGTCTCTGATATAAATGTAGAAAACAATTCAATACTTAAATGGTATGGTTATGTACAAATGAACCAATTTGCAACTGCAAATGATTCAGTCTCTTTAGCTTTTAATGGATGGTATGAGCATCCTGCTTATTTAGAAAGACCAGCTTCAATAACAATGGCAAGTTCAAATCAAAATGCAGTAGATACAGATTCTCATTATAGTGTTTTAAATGATATAGTAGAAAATCTAGCTGGAACAAATGTTTTAACTTCAGAGGTAGTAACTGCAATAACTGAAGATTCTATTACTTTTGATACTGGTGGTTCTAATCCTAGAACAGCTAATCATTTTTTTGAAATGGGTCAAGTTTATTCAGTCTTATCTCGTTCTTCTGAAAAGCCAGAATGCTTTATGGTAAGAAAAACAGCAGAGGGTAGAAGTGATTCAACACCTGTAAAAGTATATCGTGGATACGGAGGAACTCCAGATGACCAAATAGCTGATAATAGTGGTGATATATACAAAAGAGGATTGGGTTGGAATATAGGAGTCGTTGAAGGAGCAGGAGATGGTACTTGGAATTCAGGAGAGTATGAGTTTTTTCAAACATTTATATATGATGAGAATCAAGAAAGCCGTCCTAGAGTGTATCTAGGAACTTTAACAACTACTAACGAAAACAAAGCTTTGAAGTGTACAGTATATGCTGATAGATTTTACAATGGTAGAATTACTGGAGGTAGAATTTACATAAGAGAAAGAGGTAGTGATAACGATTTAATTTTATTTGCAGATATAGATATAAGACTTGGTGTAAGAATGACTCTTGACGGAAGATATAAACGTTGGGTAAAAAGAGTTGATAGTGACGCTAACCATACTGAAAATTCTGGATACTACTCAGCTACTAGTTCTTCAGAAGGATTAAAATCTACTAACCCTAACTTTGACACCTATAAAACTCTTAATGGATATTCTGAAGAAGTAAAATTTAACTCAATAGGTAAAGAAAAAGAATTATACAAAGCTTCTGTTATAGCAAATAGAAGGCACTTTATAGCCAATGTTAGGATTAAAAAAGGTAGTACTAAAAAAACTCACGGTGATAGAATAATGTTTAGTGAGTTAGGAAAGTTTGATACTTTTACTGAAGATAATTTTATAGATGTTTCTAGAGGTGACTATGGAGAGTACGTAGCCTTAGAATCTTTTGCTTTTAGCTTTCAAACATAACACCACACATATATTAAATATATCTAGCCCAACTCCTTCAGGTTGGTTTTTAGAAGAAAGCATAAAAAACTCTGGGGTTTCTTTTCATTATAGTATTGTAAAAACTGAATTTGGAGTTGTATGGGCAAATGAAAAAGGATGTTTTATTTATAATGGAGCTGATACGGTAGACTTAACTAAAAACAAATTAGGTATATTCGAGTCTACTAATTCTAATATACCAGTTTGGTCTGACTTTGCAAATGGAAACTTACATTTTAAAAGCATTATGTGTGGCTATGATGATATAAGTAATCAGTTAATTGTAATGAGGTCTCCTTCAGATTTAAGTACAAATAGTAATCAATGTTTTATATATGATTTTGACACTAGTGCTTGGACATATAATACAAATTTATTTACAGATAGTCACTACTATACTAACTTTGCTAAAGATTGGAACAATAGTTTAATTATAGGACATGAAGAGTCAGCTACGGTAGTTGAATTTTTAAAGTACAGAGCAAACATTAGTGCTCAAAGTAATCAATCTATAATAACTAGAGATATAGATTTTGGTAATGCAGGATTAGTTAAAAAAATATACAAGGTTATAATAACTTACAAGTCAAGTGTAGACCAACTAACTCCTTTAGAGTTTGCAATAAATGGTACTGGTAGCTTCTCTGATTTTTCTACAGGTTCAAATGTAACACCTGCAGGTAATGACTCTGGAGATTTAGATGCTGTGTCTACTTGGGATGTAGGAGTTTTTAAGGCAGACAGTATAGTTAGTTGCCAAAGCATACAGTTTAAAATTGTTTTACCTGACTCTGGTACTTTTGAAGTTAATGATATAACTATTCAATATAGAACTTTAAAAAGCAAGGAAGTTTCTTAATGAGAAATCACTCTAAGTTCTTAACAAATAAAAAACAAGATGCTTTATATTCTAACGAAGAAATGCATTTAGGTAATATGATTGAAGGTCAAGTATCTATATCAAACAATAAAAGCTCTAGCCCTAGTTTAAATCTTAAAAAAAATAATTTACTATATAAAGTTTACTTAACTCCAGATGGAAACAGATTTGTAGATAGAAAACTAACTACTAATATCTTAGAGTATACAAATACATTCATAGACTATAGAATATATAAACATAATTTTTCTGATAATATCTCAACTACAGAGCATTTTATACCTTGGCAGGGAACAGGAGAACAAACAGGAATGAATGATGCTACATCAACTCTTCTTGTTCCATTTAAAATGACCTGTCATAAGATATTATTTAGACCAGAATCATTTGATACACCTACTGCCAACTTTACTTTTAAAATTAAAAGACAAGATAGTGGTGACGCAACCGTAGATGAAGTTGCTAGCTTTACATATACAGACACATTTGCAGATAATACTACAATAGAAGTAAAGCAATCTGATTTTAATAATACACCTGTTGTAGACGCAGGAGCTAAGGCATCAATAAGTATACAAGCAAGTGCAAACCCTCACGGTTCATCAAAAGATTATTATATAACCTCCGTATGGAGAACTGAAGTAACAATATAAAGGACAATCATGTACGATAAAAAGAAAACAATTAAAGGATATATGGGTGGAGGTTACATGAAGCCTATGGGTTATCAAACAGGTGGCTATATACCCGGACTATCTAGAGCTAGATATTTAACAGGTTTAGATAGAGACATGAGAATAGCTCAAAAAGAATTTGAAGCAAATGCAGAGAAAGTAGCTAAAGAACAGAAGTATAGAGGTTTACTAGGGAAAATAGGTAGCTTTGCAGGTACAGCTTTAGGAGCGGCATTAGCAGCACCTACTGGTGGAGTGTCTGTAATTGCTGGAAAAGCACTTGGTTCTGCTATAGGTAAAGGAGCTGGTGAATTAGTAGGTGGTTCATTTGTAGATACTGAAAACCTTAAGAAATCTTCTACTGGTTTATACAAAGATGACTTTGAATACTTAGAAAAACAAGGCAGAGAAGCTCAAGACTTAGGTGGACTAGCTGAACGTTCCGCTATAGCTGGAGCGACTACATATGGTATAGGTAAAGCCGCTGAAGTAGGTGGTAATATTAAAAATTATTTTGATGGTACAAAACTTGACTTAGGAGAAATTGCAAGTGAAGACTTACTTACAAAAGATGGATTAGCTAGAGCTACTGGAATAGGTGGAGATAGTTATGCAGAAAGAGTTACTACAAAAGGTCTATTAGACAACTTAGATAGCCTAGACCCATATACTGGATTAATTGGAGATGAAGATTGGATAACAATGACTATGGAAGAGCAGGCTAACGAGAAACTTCTTGAAAAAATAGCAGCTAATGTACTTCCAAAACCTTCTCAAGTTGAAAATGCTCAACTTGGTTTCGGTTTAACTGAAAGTGCAGAAATGTATAATGATGGTGGCTACGTACAAGGTTACGAAGATGGTGGTATGGCTAAAGAGAAAAGAGGTATGGGTTATTTTAATAGGGAGTTTCCTAAAGACTCTTTTAAAGCTATGATACAAGAAGCTGTTTATAAGGGTGAATTAGACCCAAGAGAAGGATTACAACACATACTGAATAAACAACAAAAAGATTTTATGAAGTCTAAAGATGATACTTCTAATGCCTTGTATAAAAGATTACAAGAGGCTGGATATAGTAAAGGTGGAAAAATAGAAGAATACGGACACGGTGGATTAATAGATATGAACCCATTTAGTAGGAGGATTTTATAATGCCAGATACAGTACCAGCAATGTTAGAACCCGGTGAATTTGTTATACGTAAAGATGCCGCAGAAAAAATAGGAATGGATAAGTTAAATATGTTAAACAATGCAGATAGATTGGAAAGTGGTCACTCAGCTATTGATGAACTAATAGCACTTAGTACGCTTAGTGGCTCACAACAAATGATGGGTGGTGGCAATGTAAAGAAGATGCCTCAGTCTGGTTACATGCAAGATGGTGGTAGTGTAGATGACCCGTTAGAGATAGACGCTAGGCAGAGAATGGGTACTCAACAAGCCATGGGTAACATAGGTATGATGGATAATATGAGCGATAAGGGCATATTAAGCGGCTTGTCTAAGATGCAAAGAGACATTGAACTACTAAAAATGATGGAAAGTAAGTATCCTAACCCTAAAAGTATGCGAGAATATAGAGGTATGAAGGAAGATTCTGGCGATATAATGAATATGGATGAGATGATAGAAGCTTTAAGTAGAGCGGCTGGTGCTACTCAAAATAAATTTAAGATACCTGAATATAATAATGGTGGTTCAACTTACACTTATGGCTCAGGTCAAACAAGTATGCCTAGTATTGCAGATGTTTATGAAGCGGCTGGTTACATGCCAAATGAAGAACAGTTAGAACAATTTCAAAGTCAATTTTTATATGACCCCAGTAGAGAAGAGTCAACAGTAGCAGGTTATATGTCAAATGTTGCAGATATAAGTTCTCAAGCACAATCTGCATTAGGAAAAGCTATGTCTTCTTCTCAAGGTGCTGGTGCTGGATTTACTGGTTTTGGAGAAAGAGAAAGATTAATGTCTGAAGCTGGAAGCAGTATTCAAGAGCGAGGAACAAGAAGTCTTGAGTCTGCTCAAAGAGGTTTATTTGGAGATATTAGAGACCAAAGAGAACAGTATTTGCAAGATGCTGGACTAGCTTTAGCTGAACTAGAAGGTGCTGGAGATACAGAATATATAACTCCAACTGGAGCTGGTGGTATAAGTAGTCCACCGGGATGGACTGGAGGACAAGGTCAAGAGGGTCAAAGATTTGAAGGCTCTAATGGAATAATGTATGTTTATGTTAACGGTGGATGGAGGCAAGCTTAATATGGCAAGAGTATTATCAAGAAGTAATAGACCTATAATAATTCAAGAACCTCAAAGTGGTCTTGATACATTCCTTACAGAAATAGCTAAGTATGCTAGTCCTGAGTACCAACAACAAAGAAAAACAAATGAACGTGCAGATGCTAGGCTTGAATTAGATAGGCAGGAAATTAATACTGCTAGACAAAGGTATGCTAATCAACAAAACGAAAGAGCTAGGGCAATAACACTAGAGCAAACAAGATATGATGAAGGAAAAAGAATACAAGATAAAGAAAGAAAATATGTAGCAACGGAAAGACTTAAAGAACAAATTACAAGTGAGTTAAATAGTGTTCCTATTGCTAGTTTTCAGGGAGATGGATATAGCAATACTTGGGACTCTGTTTCTGAAAGTATGTTGCCAAATGAAAGTGAAGATGAGTTTGGATTAAGAGACATAGGTTCTAATTTTGCTAAAAATATTTACAATAAAAAGAAAATAGTATCTGACAACGCCTACACTCAAGCAAAAAAATATAAAACTTTTTTTCCTGAATTTACTATAAACCAGTTAGCTAAGTCTATGCTTAGTGGTGATGGAATGGATTTAATAAGTGATAAAATAGATAAGCAAGGAAAATTTAATGACGTTCAAAAAGAGAGGTTAAAAGGTTTTAATAACAGTATAAAAGAAAATCTTGCAATAATTTCAAAGGCTCAAGAAACTTTAAATGAACTAGACCCAGAAAACGACGAGGCTCTTTACAATTCTGTTTCATCAAGTATTAATACTTATAGGAACGATATTAACGAACTAAATAAACAAATAGAATCTATATACTCTAGTGTAGGTCAAAAAGAGTTTTCAATCGTTGATGATAATAAAGATTTTTCTGGAGCTAATTTAAACCTTGATGATGAAGATTCATCTACTGTTCCTATGTATTTAATGGATAACGAATCTTTTGCACAGCTAGAAGATGAAGAAAGTATTTTTGAAAGTGAAGAGCAGGAAAACCAAAGGTTAAATAGTGATATAACTAGTTTATTAGCTGAAGGCGATGAAACTATTGACCCAAATGTTGAATACGGAAAAGAGGATTTTATTCCTAGTGGCGATTATCAAGGATATGACGTAGTTAAAAGTAGGACTGAGGGTGAAGAACTTGATATTCCTAAAAATATATTAGACAATTTATTTCCTCCTTCGACAAAAGCACAGACAACTCCTCAAGTATCTAAAGAGCAAAAAGGTATTCTAGATTTATTTGACGAAGACTTAAAAAAACAAAAGAGACCTAATGTAATACCTCCTTCTTCTGAGTCTGATATTGAAGAAGATGTAACTGTAGAACCTCTTGATACTTCTTTAGAAGATTTTTCAAATTTAAGAAAAGCGAATCCACCTACATTAACTGATTTAAAATCTTTAGATGTTAAAGACTCTCAAGGAAATGATTTAAATTTAGATTCAGCAGGACAATTAAACAAGCAACTATCTGGTTTATATAAATCTATAACTGGTAAACAAATTAACAAAGTAGAAACTCAAAAAACAAATAAAGCTAAAGACTTTATAAAGATATTAGCTACAGGGTCTCAACTTAAAGGAACAGATACTAAAACTAAAAACATTAGAGCTCTTGTTAAAAACTTTTTAAGAAGAAAAGGAACTAATATGGATAAGTTTTCTAAATTTTTAAACAGAAGATACGGAATATAAATATATGTCTCAGTTTAATACTAGAGAAGAAGTTGTAGGTGCATTTAGGACAAAGAATCCACAGTTTGCAAACATAGATGACAATAAAGTTTATAATTATGTTATAAGTAACAAACCTGAGTACGCTATTGAAAGTCGTGAAGAACAATATCAACTTAAACCTATTCTTTCCTTAGACGAATTAAGAAGACAAGAAGGAAACCCAACTGAAAATAGTATATTAGATTCTAATCCAATACTTAACACACTTAAAGATGGATATAACAGGTCTCTTACTGGAATGACCCAAGCTCTTAAGAATAATAAGCAACAGGTGTTTGACTTAAAAGACTATGACCCTAATATAGTTCAAGATATAGGGGCAGGATTAGTGTCTTTTTTTATGCCTTTAGATTTTGCGACTACTATAGGTGGCGGTGGATTGGGTGGGTTAGCAGCTAAGTCAGCAGCTAAAGCTACTGTAAGAAAATATGTATTTAAAAAACTTGTAAACAATGGGGTTAAGAAAACAACAGCTATTAAGAGTGCAAATTTAGCGGTAGCTAGAGCTCAAGCTGTAGGTACAGGAGCAAATACATTAGGCTTATATCAAGGTGCTAACTCTGCATTATCTCAGCAGTTGCAAAATGGAGATATACAGCTTAACAAAGTAGTTAAAGATTACGCTTCAGGTAGTGCATTAGGAACTATAACTGGAGGTACTAACCTATTATTAAGTGAGAAGGGAGTCGGTGCACTAACTAGAGTAGGTGCAGACATAGGTATATTTACAGCTACAGCACCATTAGCCAGAGGAGAAATATCAGCACCAACACCTCAAGATTTTATTAGTTCAGCTGGTATGGTACTAGGGTTAAAAGGTGTAAGTAAAACATTTTCAGCGGGAAAAGATAAAATTTCTCCATACCTAGAGGACTATGTTAAGAATAAAAGATTAGGCTCTATGACAGTAACAGATTTTTTATCAGCTCCAAAAGAAAAAAGAGAAAGACTTATTGATGACCAGTTGACAAGTTTAAGCAACAGAAGAGATGTAGAAAATATATACTATAGAAAAAAAGGTGCTCCAGTTAAAATAACTGGGAGAGATGGTGATAAAATTTTTACTGAATCTTTAGATGGCAACTCTAAATTTAAATTATATAATAAAAAATATTTTGATGCTAATTTTAAGACAGAATCCTTTAGTAAAAACCCAGAAGTTGCTAGGTTAAAAGCAGAAAGAGATATAAGAACATTAGAAAAAAAACTTGGTATAAAACAAAAAGATAAAGCAACTAATAGATATGTAAACTCTGGTCTTGTAAAAAAAGAAACTCTAGATAAGGTTATGAAAAACACCAGCCTAGGTAAAAAACCGGAGCTTAAAAAGTTTAATTCAAAAGCTATATTTACTTACAAAGATAGGCTAATGAAAGATTACGATTTAAAACTTACTCTTAAAAAATTAGAAAAGCAAAAAATAATATTAAGTAAGGAATCAAATAGTTTTTTCTTTGATACTTTACTACCTGAAAAAGTAAGTAAATTTCTTGACCCATTTAGAGCTACAATAAATCAAGGTTCAAATGCGTTAGCTAGAAGAATACATAATGGAGATATGTATAGATGGGCAAAGGACAGCAGAGAAAGACAAGGTAGCGGATTATCGGCTATGAAAGAAATTGGCTTACTAGATAAGCCTACAAATAAAGATATACAGTCTCTTGCTAGAGCACTTGGTAAACCTTTTAAAGAAGTATCTGCTAACTACAATGAGAATCTTACTAAGGCTATGAGAGATGGAAAGACTGAAGTCCAACAAGTATTAAATATGAGAAAAATATATGATAAGTTTCACAATGATGCTAGGATAGCAGGTGTTCCTGTTTCTGGTAAGATACCTAACTATGTTCCCAATATATCTAAAGAAGCTGTATCTGCAAAAATAATTAGAGATTTAGATAAAATTTCCAAAGAAGTGTATAAGACAGATAGAGATGCTAAAGAAAAATACGCAAATGCAACAGAGTTTTTTGACTACTTGGTAACTGCAATGATTGAACCAGATAAAATGGCTAGGCTTAATCCGGGAACAGCAAATATAATAGATACGGTTGTAAAAAACTCTCAAAATCTAATGAGTAAAGAAACTAGAAATGCTATAAGCTATGTTAGGGGTGAAAATAAACAAAGTAAGTTATCTTATTTTAAAGCATTAAGTGATGTAGGTAATGAACTGTACAGAGTTAAGCATGGAAAAAGTAGTCACTTAGAGACAAGAAGAAAAAGAATACTTCCAGATAGTTATTATGAAAATGACATAGTAAAACTTACGGCTAGATATATTAGTGATGCTTCAAAAAGAACATCAGAAGTTAAGATATTTGGAAAAGGAACTGAGTATATAGACAAGCTACTAAGAAATAAAGAGATAAGTCAAATAGATAAAGACATAATAGCAGAGCTACAAGCTCACGTATCTGGTTCTATAAAATATCAAAGTCAATATTCTAAAGGTGTGATAGGGAATATTGTAAGTCAGCAAAATATTGATAGAATTTTATTTTGGAATACAGCTACAAAAATTGGACTAGGTACAGCTACAGCTTTAAACTTAACTCAGCTCTTAACTTCAGCAGGTATGGAAGCAGGTTATGGTAGGATGCTTAAAGGTAGTTATAAGTATGTAACTGATAAAAATTTTAGAAAATTAGTTGATTCATCTGGAGCAGACCTATATAAAATATCTCACGAACTAATGGGTTTTTCAAATTCTGAAACTTGGCTTAGGTCATTTGCTGATGTAACAACAAAGTTTTCTGGTTTTAATAGTATAAACTCTGTTAATAATGTTATAGCTGCATCTACAGCTAGCGTTTTTGTAGATGACTTAATAAATATAGTTCAAAAAGGAGGCACTTTAAGACTAGGAAACTTATCTAGAAAACAACAAGTTGCTTGGGCAAAAAATAAATTAAGTGTTTTAGGTGTAGATATAAAAGATGTCCAGAAAAAAGGTAGGTTAAGTAACAAAAAAAGATTAGAAGTAATGGGTTCTTTTGCTGGTAGGACACAGCTACAAAGAGATTTACTTCAAGACCCTTTGTTTTTAAATAGACCATCTCTGAGATTGTTTACTCAGTTTAAAACATTTGGAGTTAGAAACGCTAACTATATGTCTAAGTCAATAGAGAATGATTTATATAATTATAACTTTATGCCTTTATTAAGATTAGCTGCAACAGGAATAGCCGGTGCAGGAATAGCTTTAAAGGCAAAAGAAAAGATGAAAAACTTTTTTTCAGGAGAAGAGTCTTATGAACCTGAAAAATTTATCAACACAGATGGTAAAGAAATTATACAGGCTATCTCTTCTGTTGGTGCATTTGGTTGGTTCTCTTCTGTGCTGTCTCCATTAATAGAAGATGGCAAAGGGTTTGGACTTGTAGGTTCAGTTAAATTTTTAACTCTTCCAGCTTTTTGGTCTGACATTGAAAACGCATTTAAAATAATGGACTCTTTAGAAAATGATTTTGTAAATTATAAAGGAGAGGCTATAGCTAGAGTACCAAATAAACTTCTTAAGTTAACCAATACTCCTATAGCTAGAGATATAGCTAAAGCAGTAGAGACTAAAGGATTAAAAGAGGGAAGGGTTAAATCTCAAAGGTCAAGAAAATTAGGTGAATTAAGAAATGCACTTATGGAAGATAGAGGTGCTGAAGCTAGAGCAAAAGCAAGACAAGAAGTTCGTGATTGGAATAGATATATATCAAGTTTACCTGCTTATTATAGAAAGTATAGATTAGCTCCAACAGATATTAGACTAGAAGAAGTTATGAAAGCTATAAAAAGAAAGAGAAAGAAGGAAGTTTAAAAAGGATTAGGTGTACCACTTACATCGTCACCCCTCTTGTTAGCTATAGCTACAGCCTCTTGCTCTGAGTCTGTAACCATACAACTATTACCATGATACCCAACCTCACATGAGTTAGTTTGTCCGTATCTATTCTTAGCTACTATAAGTTCTAAGTAGCAATCACTATTACCATCATCACCATACCTAGATACCCAAGGATAATGAGAGAATACCACTATCTCTGCATCTTGTTCCAAGTTACCAGACTCTGCTAGGTCAGACAACCTAGGAATCCTATCGTTTCTATGCTCCATATTTCTATTCATCTGAGACACTAATATAACAGACATGTTTTCAGACTTAGCTAACCATTTATAGTTACGACTTACATCTCCTATCTTTAGTCTTAAGTCTCTTCTGTCTTGTGGTGGATGCTCTATCAATCCTATATGGTCATCAATAACTACGTCAGGTTTAACTGCCTTTATCTCTCTNAAAGTATTCTCCATATCTCTAACGTCNTCAAACATAAACAACTTACCATTNTATAACTCTGATATTTTAGCAGACACATCNTCTATNATCTTACTATCTATGTCTATACTATTACGTAGGTTTCTATATTGTATAGAGTCAGACTCCATAGCTAANAACTTCTTCATCATCTCTGTGTTNGGCATCTCTCTNTTAAACATAGCTACCTTCATACCTTGATGTACTAGATTCCTAGCTATATTAGCTGACACCGTAGTCTTTGCATTACCGGGTCTACCTGCTATAATAGTTATCTCACCTCTAGTCATACCAGTAATCACTCTATCTAATGTATTTATACCTGTAGGTATAAGAGTAGTAGACTCAAATATAGATTCCTTAGTCTTGTCTAGTAGTCCATCCATATCGAAAGTCTTATTAGGCTGAAGCTTTATTATATTACCTATGGTAGTATGTGCATCTTCTAGTAACCTATTAGTATCTAATGAGCCATCATTTATATTGTTAGATATAGAGTGCATCTGAGTGTCTAGTATCCTACGTAGATAATAAGAGTGTAACTTCCTAGCATACACGTTAGCCTTAGAAGGAGAAGTAACCTTCTCTAAGAACCCACTAATCTCATACATAGAATGATAACCATCTTTAGAGTTACCCACTTCTTCACATACAGTATTTACGTCTACATCTAAACCTCTGCTATGAAGTTTATCTATAGCTTTCCACACTTTCTTATTAAAAGATGAGTAGAAAAAATCCTCTTCTGTTATCCATTGCTTTACAGGGTCTATGTATTGACTATCTGTTATAAGACATCCTAATAAAGCTTTTTCTAATTCAATACTATTCATACTAATCCTTTAACTTTGGTGGCATTCTATCTAAGTTTTTTCTCTCGTACTCTTGCCTAAGTAAGTAACTTTTGTTCTCGTTCTTTACTACTGCTGACAAATATTTTATACCATAACCCTTATCTATACCACTTCTTTTCTCAAACTTATTTATAGACTCAATAATAATATTGTCATCTATCCCTTGTATTTCTGTTAGTAAACCACACACATCTACGTCTTGTATATTCCAATGAGCAGAGAAACTAGAAACTATTCTATCTACAACACTTAAAAGTCTAGGAGACCTAGCAAGTCTTAGTCTCTCTAAACTCAATGAAACATCTTTCTTATTTATTGTGCCTTTACATAGTGGACACTTAGCCACAGGAGTCACAATCCTTTTTTACTAAAGGTACATTGTTAAAGATAGATGCATTTAAATATCTATCTCCTACAACCTTACCACCTGAAGTCATACTTCTAGTCTCGTATGCTCTCTTACATTTAAGGCATCTAAAGACCTCTGATGTAGCAAGTTCTTTAACCTTCCTACCTTTGTTAGCTCTCCATGCTTCTCTATTGCTCTCAGGTATATCAACACACTCCCAATCAATCCAACTCTTTCCAAAGTAGTATACTAAATCAGCGACTTTAGCTCTCGAAATATCTTCGTACTGCCCGTAACCTTTTTTATGAGTGATAGTAGTGTTAGAAACATAGTCATCTCTATTATAACGTACGACTTGCCTCTTGACTCTTTTACTAATTGAAGGTGTAATCCCTCTATTTCCTCCGAAGGTTTTATCCATTCTGCTATCCTTTTTCTTACTTTACATTGTACTGTAAAATCTTCTATTACCATATCTACTTCAGCGTGTAGACCTAACGACCTACCATCAGAACCCCACGCTCTCTTTGATTCTAGTCCATGTTCAAGAGCTTTATTGACACACTCTCTCTCATATCTATTCCCTTTCGCTTTACTTTTTGATGGCACGTTTACTCCTCTTCTTTCTCTTCTTTGGGAATGGACTCTCTAGGAACTTCAGTAGTCCCTTGCTTGCTTTCTGTAAGAATGTCACTTATTTTATTCTCCATGAATTTAGTATACTCTTCTGTCTCTCCCTTCATATCTAGATAGTTATAAAGAAAGTCACTAAGTATTGTTAATGATGATTGATTAGATAGAGTTATCTTACTTACAATACCTAATTGTTTTATTACTTCTCTGTTTGTTATTTTATTTTTTCTTTTCATATAATCCTTTATAGGAATAAGGGAGCTAGTCGCCAAACCATTAATTTAAATACAACACAAGTCTAGTAAAACTAAAGATAAAAGTTCTTGTTCGCTTATTTTATTCTGCTTACAAGATTATTTATTGTTATGTTATTTATTTATTACTCCCTTATATTCCTAATTATTTAAAGCTTATTTTCTATTCTGTTAAGCCTTACAGTTATAAACGCCCACAATGAAACTCCATATAAAGTCTGTATTAACGTATCAAACTCTTGAGTCTGAAGTATTTCCATTAAAGTATATTCAAACATATTATCTCCTTATTTAAAGTTAAGAGGGTGTTTAATGGTACACCCTCAAAACCATTAGGTCTACTTAGTTGTCAGACTATAGGTAGCAAACCCTTTCTTGTTCATGCTGGTTGTTATATCCATACTAAACGTAGTACGTAGTACGTGTATAATAGCTGCTAATCTATAGACACCAAATCTACTGATAGCTGATTTAGCTGTTAGGTTTTTTCCTGTGTTTAGGAAATTCATTACTTTGACCACTTGGCTTTTTCTTTTTCTAGGCATTTTGCCTCCTCTTTGTATTTATCTCTTAGCTTTTTTATTAATAGATAGTCTTCATTACTGTTAAGTTCATATACACTCCTGTACTTTAATACATCTCTTGAAGTTGAAGTCATATACTCTAACCCTTCTAACCAACCAAACCTATCAGTAAACTTTCTTTCTATCTCATTCCATTTTACTACTGTCATTAGGTGCTCCACCATACTCATCATAGACTCTGCTAGGATATACCTCTTCTTCATCTGTTGTCATACCATCTGCTATGTTTATCTCAGCTAGTCTATTGTATTCTTTTCTTAACTTATCTACCATTGAATCAACCTCTTTCAAACTATCTCTTGTAGCCTTAACAGAAGTAGAACTTATCTTGATTATATCTCTATAAGCTTTCAAAGACCTAATGATTACTTCGTATTCGTTGTTCGTTATTTTCATTTAGAATGGTAAGTCTGATACGTCTACCTTGCCATTAGACCATGAAAATACATTGTAAGCCTTCGGACTTTTCATATCTTCTCCATCTCTATTAGTCCAGTCTTCATGCTTAACTTTTATTATTGCAGGCTTACCCTCTGAATTAGCAGGAGTGAGAGATGGTAGAGCAAACACCTTCTTACCATCAACTTCCTTCTCTTCAGGAGATACCCCTAGAGCCTCACAAACCTCCTTAAATTCCCTGTTTCCACCAGAGTTGGACTCTAGGTTAGGGCTATTAGGATTTTTAAATCTAAAGAAACCTTTAGACCTAACTGTTTTACCTACAAACAAACTTCCACTATGTTCTCCAAAGTTTTTATCTGAATTTTCTGGAGCAAGTTTGAATACTATATTGTAAATGTCAGACATATACTTATTACGTACAACAACATCTGACTTTACTGTAAACTCTTTAACGTGAGCGTAGTACTCTCCCTCTGGAATCATTACGTTTGGTTTGTCTAATGATGGGTCATAGTAAGACTCTTCACCTATAGTATTACCTAGTACTGCATCTATTGAATTACTCATTTACTTCTTCCTTTATTTGATTTATTCTATTAACTACTTTATCCATATCTCCCTTCTCTACATCACCACTTTCTATAGAATGAGATATTTTACTTTTCCACTCTTCGTCTAATCCATCCATCTCTTTCATCAAGTATTCTATATCTTCTTGATTAAGAGAGGTGTCTTCTACTCTATTGCGATACACATCGTCTGCTATGTTAAGGTACATATTAAATGCTTTCTTAATACAATCTGTATTAGCGGACTTAATATCGTTACCCACATCTACAAACCCGCCACCACTTCTCTTCTGCATTATTCTATGAGCGGCAGTCATATCACCTAGTCTCCATATACCACCCTCGAACCATTTTAATCTGCCATGTACCATAAACGCTTCACTACCTAGATTATCTGTATTAACTATAGTCCAAGACCATCCGGGATAGTACTTATCTGCAACAGAACGCATATAGGAATACTCTACATAGTCAGTACCCATTTTGTTTTTGACAAAAGACTTAGGTGTATCTACATTAGATACTACATTGTGCAAGTCTCTCATAACATCAAAACCAATGTCGGTTATTATCTCTGTAGGACTACCTATTACTTCTATTTCACTACTCATTCAGACTCCTTTCTTTTACTTTTATTATTTGTGCTGATAGATATACACAAGCATCTAGTAATTCTTCTAGTGCTTCATTCATCCAATCCCTACCATCGTTTACATCTACCTCTTGTTTGTACTCTCTCTTTCCCTTCTCTAACCTTTCTTCTATCAAGGAAATTATGTGATTGTTATCTCTCATTTAAGCCTCTGCTTTTTCTTTAGAGGAAAATATACTATTCATTACTTCTTCATCTCCAGTTAACTTCTTAGCCTTATCAAAGTTCTCTATGAATGATGGTAGTTCTTCGTCTTGATTAGCTACCACGTTCATTAAGTGCATTAAAGCCATCTCTAATTCCATTAACCTAGAGTCTATTTCCTCTACTCTATTTATTATCTTTGTCTTTTTTAAAATTCCATACCTCTACTATTTTAGTTTTCCAATTACCTTCTCTATTTAAATTGTTGGAGAATAGTTCTGCATCTCCCTTCTCTTTAAATAATCTCTTTGGGTATTTGTTATTTGTTTTATTAGAGAAAGCACCACCTCTTATCATCCACCAATCAGAGCCATCTCTAATTTCTTTTATTGCCCACGCTCTATTATTATCTATACTCTCTTTAAGCATTATACCTCCTTAGTTTACGTATGGACAAACATCTCTTACCGAACAATAAGACTTGCACTTACTACCTTTCCAAGTCTCACTCTCTGTACATTTATTAGGCAATTCTTTCGTACTTAGTGCCTTCAATAGTTCGTCTTTTTTACTGTTAAACTTATACTCTAAGTGTTCATTATCTATAAAGGGAACTTTTATCATGTATATATTTCTATCAATACCTCTGCTAGTTGCTACCTGTAGTCCACCATCTCTAGCAGTAATCTGTATATACATACTTCTAACTTCGTATCCTTTATCTTTCTCTAGTAAGTACCTGTAGTAGTTTACCTGCCATCCCCAATCTTCTAAGTCTGCTTTGGTTTCGTCTAGGTAAAACTCTTTTACTCTTCTAGGTGTACCTTTCTTGCCATGCTTACCACTTGTCTTATAGACTTCGGTAGGGTGAAAGGAATGTTTTACTTGTACTCCTAAAGCCTTAGCTATTTTATATGAACCAGACATCTTATAATCTACTAGCATTTTTCTATCTACATCATATAAGTCTGCAGTTCCTGTTATACCTTTGTACTCTAGGTCTATCTCTGTTAACTGGTTGACATTATCTAATGCTGAATTCTCTAGTAAGCTATGATGTCTAGTACCAGCTATAGCAAACGCTTGTGAGTCAGGTGACTCAAAGTAGTCTGCAGTTCTTTGTAGATAAGATTGACAAGTACCATTTAGTAACTCTGTTGTAGAAGGCTTTCTATCTACAGGTCTTGTCTTAGACATTTCAAGTAGGGTGGGCAACGTAGCACCCATCCTACCTAAGTCTACTTTATTACTTGCTATATCCTCTAGTGATACTACATCACCATCAGGGTATCTTAATCCTACTAAAGGCATCTCTTCTTCCTCTTATTCTCTTTTTTCTGTATAGAATTTACACAGCATTTAGTACTTGTGCAAGTACTATCTTTCTTTTTACGTAGATAATGTTTAATAAATTCTATATCATTATCTATTAGTAATGATTTTACCCCTCCCATTCTACCTCCTCTGATTTTAATCCAGACACTTCATAAGCTGAGTCTACATAAACAACCTCCTCTTCTAGTTTATCTACATTAGATGCAGTAGAGTATACTGAGATACCATAATCTTTTAACTCATTAGTTATAGTATCCTCTATAAAGTTTTCTATAGTTGCACCTTCCTGTAAAATCCTATGGTCTCTCTCTGTGTTGCTATCTACTATTAACTCTATTGTTATTGTCTTATTCATTTTACTCTCCTTGTTTTATTAACTTGCAAACTTCATTACTCTCTTTGAATGATAGGAGGTTAACTCTTCTCCTATAGTTTTTACAAAGCTAGTTAAGTCTCCATACTTTAAGAACTCGTCTACTAAAGATGAATCTTTTTCTATCTCTATACCTTTCTCTATAATTGCATTTAGTATACGAATCCAATTAACTATCTTAGTCTTATTTAGAGTACCAGAGTGCAGTCTGAACTCTAGACTACCATGAAAGTATCTAGAGTGTAAGTTAAGACCACAATACCTAGCATCATTATACTTCTCTGTACTAGGTCTACAATTCATAGACTCATAGTACTCTTCTATTAACTCTTCTTCTGTGTCTATATGTCTCAGAGTATCAACATTCATACTGAAATCTTTACACCATCTAGAGCCTTGCCTAGAGGGAGGCATCATATCTTTTAGTAAATGCTGATACCTAGAGTAGACAATACCTATATGAGCAACCTGCCTAGCATTAAGATTCGTAGAGTCAAAGTGTACGTGTAGTCCACAACTAGAGTTTACTACTGCTTCGTAACTCTTTGCCCAGTCTACTAGGTCAAACACTTGGCTATATAGTAGGTCTCCACTTGAAGGAGTACTTACCAACTCTATACCCTCGTAGTCTCCCCCTGTACTTATAGAACCATCATACGTAGTCGCCCAATTAGAGGGAGTATGTATACTATCAGTATAAGGGTACATACACTCAGCCTCTAAGCCTACAAGTCTCTTAACATTTAACTTGTCAAATGTCTCTGCGTCTCTAGACATACTAGGAGGTATTGCATTCTCTATGTTTTCTACTAGGCAATCAGAAGTGTCTGGTAAATGATATTCACAATAGGGCTCGTCATTATGCCAGTAGGTTGTATCTCTCTCTACTTCTTCTTCACATTCGTAACAACTAGTATATACCTCAAAGTAGCAATCTCCACAATAATAGTCACAACTATTACTAGAGTAATAAGATTCTTCTTCGTATGTTTCGTCTCCACAATGACAACATATGACATATACCTCATGGTAGCACTCTTCGCATAGAGAGTGAGCGTGGTATTCTTCTATTTTTACCTCGCAGTTCTCACACTCTACAAGAACTTCTTCTTCTACTTCTTCACTCGATAGACTCATACTAGACTCCTATGTTAGTAGTAATTATCCCCAGTACAAAAGTGTTAATAACTTTAATCCAATCCATTTTCTTTAGAGCATCGAATATACGAGTCTCTATCTCTACGTCACTCTCTTCTATTTCTATAGAGCCTAGCGTAGAAATCTGAGTCTGTAAAAACTCTAGATACTCTTCGTAAGAGTGTTCTTTTAGGAAAGGATTCTTCTTTGCTCTATTATATAAAGTCTCTATAATATATTTCTTAGACTTTAGTTTAATAGGGTCGGGCAATCCTATGAGTATTACCTTCTTCTTAGAAAGGGAAGTCTTCATTACTTATCTCCTTATCATTAGAGGGTAGTGTACTCATGTCTACTTGGTACTCACAATCTATACACATGTTCTCTCTATTAACAATCTCTATCTCATCGCTATCTACCCACTCATAGCATATACCACACATTAACTCGTTACTTTGTTTGAGTAGACTCTTACTTGCTGGACTAGGATTCATGTCGCAGGTCTCAAAGTCTGTAGAGTCTTGCCACCCATAAGCACCATACGTACCATAATACTTTGTAGTATCATACCTATTCCATTGACTCATAGTATAGAACTCTTGCTGCTCTACACTAGGCTTGCTAGAGAACTTGTCTGTATCGTAGGTGAAGATGTAATCCTCTTGTACTTTACTGACAGGTAATCTAAGACCAGCCTGTAACATAGATGTCTCTAGTATTTCTTTAGTAGATGCCCATAGTAGAACCCTAGCTTTCTTCCAATAAGCTACGTGCATAGGTCTACCAGACTCTCTAGCTAGATGTATCTTTCTATTGCTCTCTTTAATCCAAGTGATAGCGAAGTCTCCGTCTATATCCTCGAAAGCGTTCTTCATTTCGTTTCTATTAAGAGATGCGAAGATGACTTGAGAGTCTACCTCTACCTCTTTACCTAGAGACTTTGCTACCTTATTGTAGTTATGTATTATACCATTGTGTGCCCCAACAACATCACCTACGTGAAACGGGTGGGCGTTGCGAGTCTTTACTACTCCATGAGTAGCTAGCCTTACGTGACCTATAGCTATAGTGGTATCTACATTGATACTATCTAGTAACTCTGTCCAGTCTCCTGTACCTACTAACGTAGATGAGTCTAGTAGAGTCTTGTAAGTTCTCCTACTATTAGGTTGTATGATAGATACTCCTGTACTATCAGTACCTCTAATAGAAGATTCATCTGCTAGTTCTGTTAGTACATCTTTTAACATCTCTAACTGCGTTTCTGTCTGGTGTCCACTTGTCTTAGCGAACCCGAATATACCACACATATAGTGTCTCCTTATTTGTTATCGTTTATTCTCTCTTCTATGTATTCTGTACTCTCTGCTCCACCAATACTATGGATAATATCCATCTCATTACTGGAAGTAGACAATACCTTCTGATACAATTTTGTATTTCTATGTAAATCTTTAGAGGTGTCCATTATTCTATTAAGAAACTTTATCCACCTCTTGATATTCTTAGAGTATATCTCTCCCTCGTGGTATCTGAACTCTATAGTACCTAAGAAGAACCTAGCATGTAGGTTAGTACCTATGTACCTAGCATCATTGTACCTATTACTACTGAACGAGTCCTCTGCCATACTATAGTAACTCCTTACTAGAGAGGGCAAGTCTTTTATTTGTGCTATCTCTATAGGATTAAGCTCTATAGGTCTAGCGTAAGAATTAGTAACTCTACTCTTTGGGAGAGAGCTGTAGATAGTTTTTTGTATAGAGCTGGTCAGCATCAAGAGACTTTTTAGTTCTCTGAATCCAAAGTCCATAGCATTGATATGTATATGTACTCCACAATCTGTAGAGACATGATTGTCTTCATCTCTATGTACCTGCTCTAGTTCATCTAGAGACTTGTCTACTAGGCTACTTATTAGTGGTCTATCTGTTCTGAACTCTACACCACCACTACCTAGAGAACCATCTGGTACTACCTCAAAATTATCTGGACACCAAGCATTCTCTTGGTAATCTTCTACATCTTCATAGTGTGTAATAACCTCACTCTCTATACCTATATGTCTAGTATAATCTTTGTGCTTAGAACGCATCTTAGGTAGAGTGCGTCCTCTGTAGGGAGAGAAAAGTCTAGAGTTTAATCTTAACTCTGCACAATTAGTACATAGATTATCTCCATTAATAGAGTGATATGACTCTCCGTAGCCATGCCTATGGAATGCTGAAAGGTATTGCTTTCTATCTACTAAGGTCTCCATACTATGTAACTTCTCTATATCTATAGTCTCTAGAATAGAACACCTATCACATTCTCTGTGTACTTTGTGTGCACATCTACGATGAGATGTCTCTATACCAAGTGATTGTAGAATACCTCTGAGTCTACTATCGTAGTCTTCAGAGTAATTTATATTAGAGATTTTGTCTGTACTTAGACATATACCACATGGTATCTCTACTTCTCTAAGACAAGAATTACAGATTTCACCTAATCTAGGAACACTTACGTACTCTGAAACTACTTTAGTACAATAAGTACACTCTATATATTTTTCTGCCTCTAAAGTCTCATGTCTCTTTCTATGATTTAGAAATCTATTTGTCTTAGAGTCAAGGTAGAATCTATTAGGATTAGATACTCTACTATCTAATCTGTCTACAAATAATTTATCTTTCCATATTCTATAGGCTGAAGAGTATGAAACCACATCAGAACATCTAGAGATATAATCAGTAGACATATAATTAAACATATCTTCTTGGTCTCTCCTAATTAAAGTATCTCTACGCCATGGAGGAGAGAACATAAATCGCTCTATATCTGTACTGCTTTTGTCTCTATAGATAGTAGGTAGACGAATGTGACTATACGTTAATCTCATACCTGAAGTTGGTGCAGAGCAAAACAAAACATCTCTAGCCCTAGCTATTATAACACTATCTCCATAGATAGATTCAAGTATTAGATTAGGTCTCTTCTCTACAGAACTTATAGACTCTTCTAAGGTCTCATGGTCTACTACGTCTATAACTTTAAAGAGTCTGTATTTTAGAAGAGAGTAACCTAGTCGTAGAAACCAAGTGTTCTCTATCTGTTTTGTTAGAGGTCTTGAACCTCTAATCATATCATCTATAGAAGTATTAGAAAATCTAGCGTCTTTGTTCTCTAGTTCTCTAGCACTACATATATTAGATATGTAGACTTCATTTGAGTAGAACATCTTTCACCTCTCTAATTATATGTAGAATATAATCTTTGTAGAGTACAATAAATCCACTAGACAATATAGTCAGTAGACTTATATGATGCTCTCCACAAGAGCCTAGTAGATGATGTATTATCTCTCTCATATTACCTCTCTATTAGTTATTTTCTCTACGACAAAATACTTGTATATCGTACTCTGGCGTACCATTAACTTACTAAATCCTGTATTAAAAGTCAAGAACTATTTTAAAGTATTTCTCTACTAAAAGCATAGTCTAAGAACTATTATCAGTAGATAAATTGTACCTACGTACAACATAACCTCTCCGAAAATCTCTAGTCTATCTAGTATACCTTCTATTACTTCTACTACTATTTTCTCTATATTATTCATTCTACTACTCCTTATTAATCTTATCCTGCATAGACGTATACTTTATCTCTACACTCTTTAAACTCTAGCATTTGCTCTCTAGTATTATACATAGATAGAGTAAAGCCATCTGCTAAAATCTTAATAGAACCCTTAAACTCTCTAGGTTGATACGTATAGAACTCACCAAAGTTCTCTTTTAAATAGTGTACTACAAACCATTTACCTCTATAGTTTTTTTTCATTCTATTACTCCTTATCTATAGAGCCTTGCTAGAGAATCGAACTCTAGTATATACCATACAAGGCTACCGAGCCACACTACGAGCTAACTTTCTATGTAGAGGGTTTCAGATAGTATCTTGACCTACTAAACTCTTCTCTTGAATCTATGTCTATACTTTCTTTGTCTATGGTTTTTAAAATACTACCTTCATCTAAGTCGTCTATTATTTCTCCCTCTATAAGTTTATTGTACTGCTCTTCATTTAGTAGAACTAATGCTACTCTACTATCTTTAGGGTTATGAGAGAAATAGTCTCTAATCTCTCTCAGTATTATACTATAAAACATACTCTACTCCTTTTATTTGCTACTATATGGTATCTCTACCAAGTTTTCTCTTCTCTAAGTATTGGTCGTAGAATCTTTGGGTCGTACTTCTTAGGCTTTCTATTAACTGGTGTTTCTACTACCATTCTTCTACGAATATTTCTATCTCTAGTGGCTTGTCTCTCTATAGCTTCACCCTTCTCTCTACCTGTTAAAGTAGTAGCTAGAGTTATTCGTCTATATGAAGTATTCTTGTAGGTATTATGTACGTCTACTTGATTATTATCTCTATATGCTTGCTCTCTAATCATTTCTATTAGAGTCCAACTCTGTAGAACTGAATCACTCTCTATAGAAACAGAACTCTCTCCATTCTTTTTCATCTCTAAGATATATCCTATATTATTTTTACCTCTACGAATAAATATCTCTATAAGATTTTCTCTCTTAAATCTATAACTATCGAATGGAGTAGGAGACTGCATATCTACTATGATATTTTCTCTACTCATTTTTTCCTCTACTATTTATCATTCTATTATTTATTACTCTACTATTTATCTATCTATTAAATTGGTGTCTACTATTTATCTGAATAGAAACCAAGTTACTATATAGATTTTTTTCTCTATAGAGAGCCACTCTCTAATAATTGGTGACTCTCTAGTTTTTTGTCTCTAGTTATTTTTTGTTAATTTTGCTTTTGTCCTTCCAGTTAAACTCTACTTGTAAACCTTCTACTAAATTCGGGTAGTAGTGTTTAACGCATTTCTCAAAATCATCGCTCTCATTTAGGTCTCTAGCTAAATTTTTAAGTGCTTGTAATTTTTGCCCTGTTTGCAATTCAGAGAGTTCAATCTCTAAATTTGCGGGTAATTCTACATAACCCTTTCCTTTCATCTCTAGAGAAGCCAAAATATCCATTCCTTTACCACCTGCAACCTTTGGAGTTGCTACCATTCCACTTTCTATCATTTCTTCTAGAGTTAGATTAAAGGTCTTGCTCATTATTTTAGCCTGTTCTAAACTTATTTTTTTCATAGTGTTTCTCTCTTCTTTAATGAAGCTCTCTACACTCATTACGCTAGGGACAGAATCTCTCTCTACGCAATGAGCGTTTTGAGCGATTTTTAACTGTTCTGTTTTGACTCTGTCCATAAAAAGAAAATACGAATAAATAATTTAAGAAACAAGTCCTCATTTGAAAATTATTATAAAGTTAATAAGTGAGTTGAATAATAAATGCTATTGAGATTCAGTATCATTAAGAGATAAGATGTGTTATTGAGATTGATTCGCAGTAAGTAGATTATGCCTATTGAGACTGGTTCTCATTAAGAGATTGATTAGCTATTGATATTGAGACTCGTTCTCAGTTGTTCGCGGGCGTTCCAAGTCGCTACCTAGAAATTAACACCGCTAAAGTTTAGATGCAACATTTATTTTTAATGAGATTGAGTCGCATTTTCAACGTAAAAACCAAATTCCAAACAGGATTCGGGGGGGCGGGCATATATAAAACAAGACTCACACACAATTTTTGTATATTTTTTTAGAACATAGGTGGGTATTATGCTTCGTATTGGCTATTTTCGTCTATATTGTAGCCAGAGTCCATTATTTCTAGAGTATCTGCATTTTGC